GTGGGGCTACGACCTTAGACAAAGCCCTAAGCAACGCTGGCGTCCCCATGCACTCTCGCGGATACCGCATGCCATCAGAGCAAACCGCTGCCCTGATTGATATGGGCCACGATGGTGTGATCGCCAAAAGGGAAGGAAAAACGGAAGAGATCGTTGCCTTCCACCCCAACCAGATCAAGTCAGCCATCGGTAACCAAGGCACGTTTGATCCCAAAGACCCTGACATCACCAAGGCCGATGGTGGCCCCGCCATGTTCCAAGGCATTCACCCAGACCTTCAAGGCGAGGGTGGCGCACCGCTTGACCTGTATCACGGCACGACACAAGACAAGGAGTTTGAGGCGTTTGACGATTCCAAGCTTGGCGCGCGGGACGCTGGCTTTTATGGCCGTGGGCATTACCTAACGCCCGAAAAGGAAATTGCAGATTCTTATGCTTCCTCAAATGATGAATATGATTTTGATGGTGAACCAGTTAAGGGCGCGGTGATTGGCCCGCTCCACGCTGCACTGAAAAACCCATACGTCTGGGACGTGTCAGATGACATGAAGTCTAGCAAGACGCTGCGTGACCTTCAGTCTATGGGAATCATGCGCGACAAGAACGAGCTTAACTCTTGGGATAACTTGCAATCGCACCACGTCAGGCCGTTTATGGCTGAGATGCAGAAGCGCGGCCATGATGGTGTGATCGTCAAGACTGGCCACGAACACCTACCCAACGGCATTGCTGAGGTGGTGGCGTTTGACCCTAAGACCATTAAGCACAAAGAGGCCGAGGTGTTTGACCCCACCGACCCCCGCATCCGCCGTGAGGATGGTGGTGAGGTTGAAGGTCGCGTGTCCTACGGCAACGGCGGCAAGTCTTTGGGCCTGTACTCCAAGGCAGCGCAGATCATCCGCAATCAGCCTCAGGCTAAGGGCAGCGTTGATCAGCTTTTGGCAATGGTGTCCAAAACAAAGGGCGTCAAGCCAGCCGAACTTACCAACGCTGGCCGTCCAGCGGGCGACACTATGTCCAAGGAAGAACTGGCTAAGCACTTTGAGGATGCGCTGCCAAAGGTGGATGTTGAGCGCATTGGCGGCAGAGACAGCAATGGCTTTCCGCAGTACGAAGATTACACGCTCCCAGGTGGGGAAAATTACCGCGAACACCTTTTGCATCTTGCACCGCAAGAAGGCTCTATCGATAAGCGCCGCAAGGAATTAGAGGATCAATACAAGAACGTAAGTACGGTTGCTGATCTTGACAGAATAACATCTCAAATCAACGCTCTTTCTAATGATGACAAAGGTGCAAACTTCAAATCATCCCATTGGAACACCCCCAACGTGCTTGCCCACGTGCGCATGAGCGACCGCGACAACGGCAAGACCTTACACGTCCACGAAGTGCAGTCCGACTGGGGCCAAGAGGGGCGCGAAAATGGTTTTCACGATCCAAAAAAACCATTTGAGGTGGTTCACAAAAAGACCAAAGAGGTGGTGTCAAGACACCCTGATTACAGTTCCATGTGGGATGCATACCGCACCCACCCAGATTCAGACAATCTGACCTATGGCGATGTTCGTGACGAAAAACCGCCGCAAGCCCCATATGTCGGAAACACCCAACAGTGGACTGATTTGGCGCTGAAGCACATCATGGCCGAGGCCGCTAAGGGTGGATATGAGCGCGTGGTGTTCTCCCCAGGTGAGGCAAACGCCGACCTGTACGGGCAGCGTAAAGAAGTAAGCAAACTCGAATTCCTAAAGAGCAATGACAGTGGTGAGGCGGGCATACTCAGCGGCTTTACACCAAATGGTTATTATTCAAGTCAACATGATGTTGAGAGCCATGCTGATCTTCCAAAATTGATTGGAAAAGAAAATGCCGCAAACCTCTTGGCACAGCCACCAACTCCATCCCCTGATAAGGGCGAGGACAGATATACCCACACACTCCAAGGCCCACTTCAAGTGGGCGGTCACGGCATGGTGGATTACTACAAGAACTACGTCAACCAAGGCGCGATGAAGCTGTTGCAGCAGCACGACCAGTCCGCAAAGCCAGAAAGCTATGACCTTCCCGAAGGTTACAAGGGTTTTGCTCTGCCAGTGACCGACACCGCCCGCGAATCAATCCTAAAGAATGGTTTTCAGGCGTTTAAGCGTGGCGGAGAGGTTCACAAAGCCACGGGTGGAGAGGTTGACGGCGATGATGAATTTGAGGTTGGCAAAAAGTACAACGGCGTTATTCCTCAAATAAAATATTTGCCAGTTCACGCGATTGAGCGTCAACCTTCACAGTACGAGGTTTCTCACGTCAGCGATGACGTGGCCAAAAACATGGACTTCTCAGAACCAGTGGAGGCTACGGCATTTCGTTATAGCTCAAACAACAGGGAAGATCACCCGTCTGTGGCATTGCAGAATGGACATCACAGACTGGCAGCGGCACGTCAAACAGGTCGCCCGCATCTCCCAGTCACACTCACAGCCGTGAACGCTAAGGGTGAGAAACTCAACGCCTTAAAGGCTCTGTCAGACGAGATAGAGCGCGGTATGATTTCCAAAGCCACGGGTGGCCCCGTCATGGGCTACGTCCCGATGGCGTCCCTGACCGTGCCACGGCTGGCCGTTGCGCGCGCGCCGCAGTACCAACAGCAGCAGGGCGGCGAGGTTGATGGTGATGGCATCACTGCGTACCATGCATCACCCAATGAAATTGTAGGCCAGTTCAAGCCAAGCTCCCGTGATGTTGGCATTCACTTTGCGGCAAACCCAGACCTGGCGCACAACGCTGCCGTTAAATCCTTGATGAGTCGGCCAGACATGGCAGAAAAAGTCTCGCCAAAGGCCTTCAAGATCAATGCGCGCCCAGAGCAGATCGTTGACATCCCTGCAGCATCAAACAGGTTTGACTTCTACGACATTTTGGAACATCTGCACGGGACTGGCAGGATCGATTCTGACACGTTCAACAGCACCTTTGATGGGCTTCAGGACATTGAAGACAAGATCAGCAATCCTGATGAAACCATGAAGGCGCAAAACGTCCTGTTCTCTAAGGCGCTTTCTGGTTCAAACATCAAAGCCCTGCGCTACATGAACAATTTTGATGCTGGCCCGACATGGAAAGACATGGAGGAGGGCAGGATGACCAGCAACGTCACGCCAGACCATTCCTACATCGTGACAGACCCATCAGCCATTCAGCACCAAGGGGTCGCCAAAGCCACGGGTGGCCCCGTCATGGGCTACGTCCCGATGGCGTCCCTGACCGTGCCACGGCTGGCCGTTGCGCGCGCGCCGCAGTACCAACAGCAGCAGGGCGGCGTGGGTAAGTTCAGCGACTCCCTAAACTCCCTGATGAAAACCGTCGAGGACTTCAAGAAGAAGCCAGAGGCTGATGCGGAACGTCCCGCCTCCGCCCCCTCGCCTAGCGCAGCCAGTGAGGGACGCACCCAGCTTGGTATGATTGCCATGCCAGATGAGGGTTATGAGGCAACGGGCATGTACGCCCCCTTCCAGAGCGCCATTGACAGGATGATTGCCGATGCCCCAGGCAAGATCACCGTGGCATCTGGGTATCGCACCCCAGAGGAGCAGGAAGCACTGTGGAATGAGCATGCCGCAAAGTATCCAGACCCAGAGGATCGGGATGACTATGTCGCGCGCGCAGGCCAATCATCTCACAATTACGGTTTGGCTGCTGACCTGTCCTATGCGGATCAGGAAGCCATAAAGTGGGCGCAGGAAAACGCTGCAAAGTACGGGCTAAACTTTCGTATGGGTCACGAAAACTGGCATATTGAGCCATCAAACATCTGGGAACTGCGCAACGCTATGACCGTCCCAGGCTATGCAACAGGCGGGTCTATCAACAAAGCTCTCGCCATAACACGCGGATTTACGAAGGATGGTAAGTCTGCTATAAATGCGCTCAAACCCAAGGGGAAGTGACATGGCTGACATTGTGAACAAGGCATTGAGCCTCACATCACCAGTGGCAAGAGCGCCCGCGCCGCGCTTTAGTATTGCCCCACAAGGCACTCAAGCGCCAACACAGGGTAAGGTCGGTGTTTTTCAGACTCAAGACCAGACTCCAACAATGGGAAGTCTAAAAGACGCTTTTGATTCTGCAATTGCAAATCATGTATCTTTAAATCGAGAAGAACGCATCCAAAACGCCATGGCAGCAGACCGCAGACTTGCACAACATGTCCCAAGCAGTTCTGGGAAGGGCGCTTCGCCAATGTTTTCAAAGAACGCCAAGCTTATGAAGTCTGAAACAGGATATGGCGACGAGGAACCCGTAAAGCTGCCAGACGGTCGTGGCGTTGAGACAACTGGACTGGCGCTTGCTCCAGCGTATCAGGAGGGGAAATTCTCAACCTGCCCCAACAGCGCGTCATGCAAGGACGAATGCCTTGGTAAGACCAGCGGCAATTACTTCAAAGTTGGTGGCGGTCGCGACTTGACGGCATTCAAAGGGCCGCGCGAGAACAGCCTGAAGAAAACTATTGCCATGATGCGCGAACCTGAAGCTTTTGCGGTTCGCCTATACGACGAAATTGACCGAGCGAAGGAAGAAGCTGCCCGCAACGGCAACCATCTTGGGGTGCGCCTCAACACCCTTTCTGACATCAACCCGCTTGTCCACAAGTCCCTGATCGAAGCGCACCCAGATGTCAGCTTTTATGATTACACAAAGAACAACTCAAAACCTGTCGCCCCAAACCACCATTACACATATTCCTCGACTGGCGTTTCTGATCCAGAAATTGGCGTGTCCAATGAACACACAAACTGGAAGCAAATGCGAACCCGCTTGGATAAGGGCGACAATGTGGCAATGGCATTTTCTCACAAAGAGCATTTGCCAGAGGTTGTTGTCGATGAAGAGACTGGAAAGAAATACAAGGTGGTCAATGGAGACAAGCATGATTTCAGACCGCTTGATATGCAGCCCGAAGGCACGGATGGTGTCATTGTTGGCTTAAAAAACAAGAAGGCAACTGGAACGGTTGAGGGTGCCACCAGAGAAAGCAAGGGTTTCTTTGTTCGCTACGACCCAAAGGCTTTGAAGAACAAAGATGGCACATATCAAAGAGGCCCAAGCCGAGGATTGGACAAAAACGGCAATCCCTTAAAAGGCCCAACAATTCCGACCAACTTTGAGGTTCGGATCGCCAGACAGGGCAAGCAATTGAATTTGAAAGACAATGAAGGAAAACCGCAATGAAACGAGAACTTGATGCCGATGCGTTTTATGCGCAGTTCCACAATCACGACAAGCACATGACGGATCAGGAGCATGAATATACTCCTGCGGATGTTGCGCACCCCCAAAAAACTGCGTCTCGTCATCCAAATCCAAACTATAGGAGCAAGAAAAAGCACAAACACCATGCTGTTGACAAGGCTTTGCGCCTGACAAGTGGCATGTAAAACATAGATCGTGCATTGAAGCTCACTTCGGTGTACAATGAAAGCGCAACAGGGACGCCTGGTAACCTCAGAGGATCGAAAAATGGACGCTAAAAGCCTACGCGAGGCAATGAAGCAGAAGGCCAAGCGCCTCTGCGGAGCCACTTCGGAAAAAGTTGACGCATCGACGTTCACCCCAGCGGAGCCGCTGAACGCAGACGTGAAGACGGGCGCTCGCCCGATCTCTCGCCGCGCATTCAAGGTCGGCGGCAAGGTTGCTGGCGCTGAAGCCATGACCCACGCTGGCCGCACCCCTCGCAAGTCGGGTGGCAAAACGGAATACGCCAACGCATTGGTGAACCGTAACGTCAAGGATGCCAACGAAGAGCGCGAAGGCATTAAGCACGTAGGCGGCTTCAAAAAGGGTGGCCGCACCGCAAAGCAAGTTGGCGGTGAAACGATGCGCCCAATGCCTCGCCCAACCCCTGAGATGATGGACGAGATGGGGATCACCCCTCCAACCACCATGGCAACCTCCCCACGTCCAAAGCCGCGCCCAATGACCCGCCCAGAGCCTCGCCCTTCGCCTGAGCGGATGCGGGAAATCATGGATGCAGTTCAAACCAAACAAGGCATAGACGCGCTTAATCGCGCTGCCAAATATGGCGATGGTCAGAAGAATGGCGGCAAGATTGGAAGCGACAGCTATGCTCGCGGCGGAACCAAAATGAAGAAGGCTGCTGAACGCGATATTGGCGAGATGATGGCAGAGGAAGAAATGCCATCCTACAAGGCAAAGAAGATTGGCCGCAAGGCTATGAAGGATATGCCGACAGCAGATATGCGCAAGAAAATGGGCGATGACCGCAGCATGGAGCGTGGCGCTTTTATGCCGTCCATGCATGACGACCCGCAATTGAAGCGTGGCGGCAAGGCTGAAAAGTTTGAAGGCTCAGCCAAGGACGAGATGCAGGACAAGAAGCTTGCGGCAAAGCGCGGCATGTCCATGAAGGAATGGGAAGCATCCAAGGCCGACGACAAGCACGACAAGCAAGGCTCGATGAAAGGCCTGAAGTCTGGTGGTGGCCTGTATGCCAACATCCACGCCAAGCGCGAGAGCGGCGAGAAAATGCGCAAGCCAGGTGCCAAGGGCGCTCCATCCGCCTCTGACTTCAAGGACGCAGCCAAAACCGCCAAGAAGGACGGCGGTCGCGCTGCAAAGGCAGATGGTGGCGGCAATATGTCTCGCAGAAGTCTTCGTGACCTTATGAACAGAAGTTACGACGAAAAAAACGATAGCATCTTGGCTGAATACGAAGAACAGCGCATTAAAGGAAATTATGACGCAAGCAAAGCATTTGCAGACTTGGATAGAAATCTGAAAAACGGGTTGAAAGACTTCAGATTGATTAATGAGTACGACACTGCTGCGCCAAATTCCCGTTCATTTATGACCGACCGTTTGCCACAAGAAGATTTTAGTGGCAGCGCCATGAAGAAAGGCGGAAAGGCAATGCACCACAAGGACTGCATGTGCAAGGCCTGCGGTGGTGCTGCGATGTCGCAAGAGGGTGGCCGCACGGCCCGCAAGTCGGGTGGTAAGGTCGGCAAGAGCAACATCAGCATCAACATCTACCCCCATAACGCTGAGAAGCCTGGCGCTGGCCCGATGCCGCCCATGGGCGCGCCTCCAATGCCCCCAATGCCTGCGCCGATGATGAAGCCCCCAATGCCCGCACCATCGCCTATGCCATCGGCACCGCCACCCGCCCACATGTCGCTCCCACCAGGCCTGCAGCAGGCTCTGGCAGGCGCTGCGGGTGCTGGCCCAATGCCACCCGCTGCTCCTCCTATGATGGGCCGCAAGGCAGGCGGCAGAGTGGCATACCCAATCACTGGCGGCGCTGGTGGTGGACGTGCGCGTAAGGAGAAGGTCGATGCCTACGGCGAGAAGATGAACAAAGACCTCAGAAAGTAAACCTTGGGGGGCCAGCTAAACACTGGCCCCTTACCTTTAGACATTAGGATTAGAGATGATAAACACCTTAAACACCGCCTTTGAGCGGGAACTCGTCAAGTACATTCTTGAGCGCAAGGCCGAGATCATCAGCAACATGGCTGGCGGACTTGCTATTAAAACTATTGAGGAATATCGTGAGGCGGTTGGAAAGATTGCCGCCTTTGATGAGGTTATCTCTATGTGTAAAGAGGTTGCTTTCGACATCAACAAGATCATGTAAAGGATTAGACATGCCCCATATGCTTATGAGCCACGAAGAAGATCCCAAGGTAAAGCTGCTCGATCAGCTTGGTGACATCTCAGACATTGAGTTGTTCCACAACCAAGTGCTTCTCGCAGTATATCTGCGGCCAGAGAAGACAAAATCTGGCCTGATCCTGACTGCGGATCACCTTGATGAAGACCGATACCAGTCGAAGGTTGGCCTTTTGGTCAAGCAGGGGCCGCTTGCATTCGAGCAGGACGGCAATTGGTTCACTGGAATGACCTTCCGAGAGCATGACTGGCTCATTTTCCGCCCATCTGACGGCTGGTCTATCACCGTCAATGGCGTTTTGTGCCGCATTTTTGATGACATCAGCATCAAAGGCCGCGCACCCCACCCAGATTCCGTTTATTGAAGGTGAAAAGACATGGATGAAGAAGAAATCGAGATCATTGTTGATGATTTGCCTGAGACGGTAGCCGACGAGGCCCAAGTTCCAGACGTTCAGGACACTGTTTCTGAGCTAAAGCGCCAACTGAACGCCGAGCGCGAGGCTCGTGTGGCTGCAGAGAAGCGGGCGCACCACGCAAACACCGAAAAGGATGACACCGAAATCCAATTGGTGTCCAGCGCCATTGATAGCGTGGTGCGTGACACAGAAATCCTGAAGAGCAATTACCAAATTGCCATGCAGAATCAGGATTTTGCTAAGGCGGCTGACATTCAGCAGCTTATGGGTGAGAAATCTGCTCAATTGCAGCAACTTCGCAACGGTTTGGATGCCATGAACTCCAAACCGAAGACCCCAGAGCCGCAATACGTCCCCGCAGACCCCGTTGAGGCCTTCGCATCGCGCCTTTCCGCCACATCGGCAGACTGGGTGCGCCGCAACCCCCAATTCGTCACCGATCAGCGCCTAAATCGCAAGATGATCCGCGCACATGAGGATGCGGTTGACGATGGCATCGCCGTGGACACTCCTGCGTACTTTGCAGCGATTGAGGCCAAGCTTGGCGTGGCAAAAACAAGCGACACTGGTGACCAGTACGCTGCAAAAGTCACACAGCGCCGTGATGCTGCCCCAGCAGCCGCTCCCGTGAGCCGTGGCACGAGCAATGGCAGCAAGAACGCTTTCAGGCTCACCTCGGCAGAGCGTGAGGCGGCGTCAGACATGGGCATGTCAGAGCAGGACTACGCCAAGCACAAGATTGCACTCATTAAGGAAGGTAAACTCAAATGAGCGATGAAGAATTTCAGAAGGTGACGAAAAGCGTACGGCCCAGCATGCGCCAACCGATGGCGACAGTTGAACAGCCACGGGATGCGGCAGCCCGCGCTGCAGAACTTCGCAACCACAGCGACACGGACAGCGGCAGCGATGAGTTCTTTGTGGAACCTGGTATCATCCCTCAGGACTGGAGCTACGAGTGGAAGATGCGCACCGTCCTTGGCGCTGAAGACCCTGCCCACCAAGTTGCCCTGCAGCGCAAGGGCTGGGAAATCGTGCCAGCGTCCAGACATCCTGAAATGATGCCACTGGGGTACACAGGCACCATGATCATCCGCAAGGGCATGGTATTGATGGAGCGCCCACTGGAGATCACCGAGGAGGCCCGCTCTATCGAGCAGCGCCGCGCGCGCCTACAAGTTCGTGCCAAGGAAGAACAGCTGTCATCCTCACGCCCAGGTGAGTTTGAGCGCAGCCACAAGGGTGAGAACATGACGAGGATCAAGAAGGGGTATGAAGCCATGCCAATTCCTGAGTGAAATAGCCATTGCATGCTCAAAGTTTAATTGATAATAGTGTTGTCGGGTGCAGGTTCGATTCCTGCTCGCTGGTCGAGACTTGGTAGAGCGGGGTGTCGAATCCCCTACCGTAAAAAAGTAACATAACGTGGTGACACGTTGACCTGACAGTCGGGAAAGACCGACAACCGCTTTCTGGCGGACTGTCTGTGGCGCAACTGGATAGCGCACGGGGCTTCTATCCCCATGGTTGTGGGTTCGAGTCCTACCAGACAGGCCACCTGAGCGCGGCGAATGCTAAAGAAAGCAAGACCCCAACCGACAGGGGAGAACAACGCCAAGGTGGCTTCCGCCCAGTATCTGGGGATGCGGCGCAACCGCTGAAAGGATAAGCCGAGGTGGGGGGTTGCCCCCTTAAAATCTCGTCGGTGCCGCGCTCTTTACTTGTCGTAAAAATAGATGTATGGTGCGTACATCCATCCCCTCGGCGGGGCTGTCCAAATCACCCCCTTGGTCATAAATCGCCTCGGTGCGCGAAATAGACCTCCTGTAAAGGAGATTTCCGCATGCCAAATACGTTTGCGCCTGTCGGTTTCGCCCAGTATTCAGGCGCTGGTTCGGCTCCAACCTACGAGCAGACCATGGCCGCGATTGCATCGGGCAATACGACCCCAATTTTCTTCAATGACCCTGTAATGCAGGCCTCCAACGCCACTGGCGTAGGCACTGGTTACATCGCACAAGCAACTGGCCCAGTAACCCTGACCGTTGCTGCCACGGGTATCGCCACTGTCGCCACTGGCGCAATGACGATCACCTTCACCGCGATCTCGTCCAGCACCGCAAACATCCCAACCTTCGCATCGACCAACTGGGCAGCCCCAGTGGGTTCTGTTGTGGTTGTGACCAACGCAACTGGCGTTCCAAACGGTGTCTTCACGGTCACTTCGGCCACCTCCACGACCGTGGTTGTGCAAAGCACCACCGCAACCGCAGCAACTTCGTCGGCATCGACCCCCGTGGTCACCGTCTACGTTCCTGTGGCTGGCGTGTTCACTGGCTGTAAGTACCTGTCGGTATCGCAGAAGCGCACCGTATGGTCGAACTACTGGGGCGGCTCGGACGCTTCTGGTGATGTGATTGCCTACGTGATCACCGATCCAAATGCTCGCTTCACCGTGCAGACTGGCAACTCGAACACCACGGCAACGGCTGTCGGCCAAGCCAACGTGGGCGAGAACATCGGCTTCAACTGGCAGGACAGCACTGCAACTGGCGAAACGAATGGCCGTACCTCGACTGGTATCTCCACCATGTTCGCTGACCAGTTCACCCTGTCTTCGGCTGGTGTGTTGGGCGCAAACGCTGCGTTGCCGTTCCGCATCATCGCGCTTGCCAACTACGAACCTGGTCAAACTTCGCCACTGGTTGGTATCAACGGCAATGACGCCACAAGCGGGTACAACGAGATCATCGTTGGCTTCAACAACGCAATGCCCCGCAACTTTGCTGGCATCTAAGGAGATAGAAAATGGCTGTTAATCTTTCAGCAATCAAAGACCTTCTCCTGCCAGGCTTGCGTGGTATTGAAGGCAAGTACGAGATGATCCCATCTCAGTACGATAAAATTTTCACGAAGCACAACTCCAAGATGGCGCTTGAGCGCACCGCAGAAATGCGCTTCTTGGGCTTCGCGCAGTTGAAAACCGAAGGCGGCCAGACCGCATTCGACAACGGCGCTGGTGAGCGTTTTATCTACAACCAAGAGCATACGGAAATCGGCTTGGGCTACGCGATCACTCGCAAAGCCATTGACGATAACCTGTACAAAACGCAGTTTGCACCCTCGAACCTCGGCTTGGTGGAATCGTTCCAGCAGACCAAGGAAATCTACGGCGCAAACATCCTGAACACCGCGACCACCTACAACGGTGCAATCGGCGGTGACGGCGTTGCTCTGATCTCGACTTCGCACCCAATCGATGGTGGCACGGTTGCGAACCGCCCAACGACAGACGTGGAACTGAACGAGGCAACCCTGCTGAACGGCATGATTGCAATTCGTACCAACTTCCGCGATCAGGCTGGCCTGAAGGTATTCGCCCGTGGCCGCAAGCTGATTGTCCCACCCCAACTGGAACCAGTTGCAATTCGTCTGACGAAGACCGAACTGCGCCCAGGCACGGCGGACAACGATGTCAACGCGATCATGTCCACCGCTGGCGGCTTGCCAGAGGGCTACATGGTCAACGACTTCTTGACCTCGACTGGCGCATGGTTCTTGCTGACCAACATCGACGGCCTATCCTACATGGAGCGGGTAAAGTTCGAAACCGACATGCAAGTGGACTTCGTAACGGACAACCTATTGGTGAAAGGATATGAGCGTTACTCTTTCGGATACTACAACTGGCGCTCCATCTTCGGCTCTTTCCCGACCTAAGCGAAAAACGGAGGGGGCTTCGGCCCCCTTCAACATCTAGGATCAATCGGACGATCTGACCGCCCTAGCGGACTTTGCACAGACAGACCGTCCTTATCGTGCAAAAGGAGCCTCAAATGGGCAAGACTACTTTCACTGGCCCGATTCGCGCGGGCAACATTCTGAACACCGCTGGCACCACCCTCGGCCAAGACGTTGCAAACGTTGGCTTTGTTGTGATGGTTCAGGTGTACCATTTCACGCAAGCTGATTGCGCCACCGCCTTGGGTACGGAGGTTGTTCTCCCCGCAAATAGCCACATCCTTAACATCCAGACCTTGACAACGACCGCATGGAACGGCGCTGCCACCACCATGAGCATCGGAACCAGTTCCACAGCGACTGAGATTTCCGCTCTGACCTCTGTCACTGTCGGCCTCGCCAGCTTCAGCCCAGGCACGGATGCCACTCGCGCTGGCGTTTGGGAGAACACTGGCGCTAACGATGTTCGCGTCTGGGTTAAGGCAGCCAACACTGGCGCGGGCGTATCAAGCCTTACCGTCCGTTACATCCAAGCGCACGATCTCGCATAATGGAAAACGGCATCCGCGTTGGGAACAAAAAACCCTCGATGACCATCGATAAATCGGTCAGCACGGGCAAGCCTTCGGTAACCGAGGACTTTACCGCGCACAACCCCACTGGTAGCCGCACCGTCACTGGTGGACAACCTGTACATGGTATGCCACTGATGTCGGCAGCAGCCGCCAAGGCGAAATAGCGTGGGGGGCTTCACAGCCCCTCATCAACTTCTGTAGGAGACAGGCATGACCCCCGTCACAATTTCAAAAACTGGCACTGGGCGGAGCGCGGTCATTGCGTCTGACAGTTTCCAAAACCCCTTCAATGTTGGCATCGTCGCTGTTGTGACTGGCACGGCCACGTTCAACATTGAAATCTCAATGGATGATCCCTCAGTGGTAACCCCATCCGTGTGGGCTGTTGATGCTGGCTTCTCGGCAAAGACCGCATCCACAAATGGGTCGATCACGGTGCCGCACCACGCGCTGTCGATCAATGTGACCTCAGGATCTGGCACCGTCACGGCGTACATCGTTCAGGCGGGTATTCGGTAATGGCAAAGTCACCCGCTTGGACACGCAAGGAAGGCCAAGACCCCAAGGGCGGCTTGAATGCAAAGGGGCGGGCATCCGCAAAAGCTCAAGGCATGAACCTGAAGCCCCCAGCGCCAAATCCAAAGACGGAAAAGGATGCTGGCCGCAAGAAGTCATTCTGTGCTAGAATGTCTGGAATGGAAGGCCCAATGACTGACGAGAAGGGCAAGCCAACTCGCAAAGCCCTGTCCCTGAAAGCATGGAAGTGTTAAAAAATGACCACCAGTGGCACATACACGTTCAACCCAGGTCTGGGCGAGATCGTGCTTTATGCGTACATGAACTTGGGCATTCGCCCAGCGTCATTGCTGCAAGAGCATATGGATTCCGCCCGCATGGCGACCAACATGATGCTGTCAAGGTGGGCAAACCAGGGAGTAAATTTGTGGGCGGTTGACCTGATCACCACGCCACTGGTTGAGGGCCAGACCACCTACGCCGTAGCGCCGAACACGGTCATGATCCTTGACGCCTACACCACGACAGATCAGGGCATCGACCGCGTCATTATGCCGATCAGCCGTACAGAGTACGCATCATACCCTAACAAGGAGCAGCAGGGCTTCGTCACATCCTTCTGGTATGACCGCCTCATCTCGCCCACAATCACGCTGTGGCCCGTCCCAGATGGTACCTCGTCCACGATCCTGAAGTATTACCGTGTGCGCCAAATCCAAGACTCAAATCTCCAAAATAACGAAAATGTCGAAATTCCCTATTTGTGGCTGGAGTGCTTTGCAGATGGACTGGCGTACCGACTGGCGCGCATTTGGAACCCGCAGATGGCTGTGGCGCTCAAGGCTCAGGCTGATGAGAGCTATGCCATCGCATCTAACCAGAACGTGGAGAATGTAGGGACGTACATTTCACCAATGTTGGGGTCGTATTTTAGATAATGGCATACGCATCTAGATCAGGTAAGGCGAGAACGTCACGGGTATCCCCGCAAAGTCACGCTATTTGTGATCGGTGCGGTGGCCGCTACAACCACACCAGTTTGAACTGGCAGTACGACTGGGCTGGTGCGTCGATCATCAACAAGCGCATCTTGGTATGCAGACACTGCTTGGACAATCCGCAGCAGCAGCTTCGCGCCATCGTGCTTCCCGCAGACCCCATGCCAATCCTGAACCCGCGCCCAGAGCAGTTTGCGCAAGCTGAGACAAATTACCGCCTGACAAGCCTGCCTGCGACCATGAACCTTAAGACTGGCCTCATGGTGCCAGAGGGCGAGAACCGCATCACTCAGGACGATAAGAGGCGTGTCACGCAGCAGACAGGCTTTGCCAATGGCAGCCTTAATAACTTCCCTGGCACTGATCCAAACGCACCAGGTGACAATGACCCAGGGTTGCCGTATGGTAATACTGAAGTTCCAGAGGCTGGCTTTCCAGATGTTAGCCTTGGGAACCCATGGAATGACTCATCCGCGTGGGATGACAGCTACATATGGAGTGACTGAACATGGCCCAAACTTTCAGTGATGGTGAACAGCTTTCGACAGTTCGGAGCGTCCTCAACGGAAACGCTGGGGACATTAACGTCCTGCAATCACAGAACGCAAAGTCCGTTTCTGACGTTGCAGCACTCCTAGCGAACACCTCCCTGACGTACATCGTTGGGTCAAACGACACCGTTGCCGCTGGAAACATCGTGCAGACCCGCGCAGAGAATTTTAGCTATCAGGTTGCAGCATCTGGTGCCACAGATCAAAGCGTGACTACCGCTGGCGGCGTGAAGCTTTATGTTTTGACACCAGTAGCTACAGCTTTTGGCGCAAAAGGCAACGGCACAACAGATGATACAGAAGCTTTTGCAAAGTGCGACGTTACCTTCCTCGGTGATATTGTGGACCTTTATGGTCTGACCTATCTCGTCACCGAGATACCGACTGCTGCAACTTATGTCGGAGGTTCGTTTTTGAAGGACGGCTTCAATTACAATATGCCATCCACCCTTTCTTTGATAACAGCCACCAGTGATACAGGCGGCACTGATCCAGTGTATTCAGGCGGCGTACTTAATCTTGCGCCTTTTAGCGGACGGACCACAAAAGACTTATTCTCTTTGTTTAATTCCCAGAACAGCAGAAGTCGTGGTCCATCCCGCGCAGTAAATGTAGGGTCAATTTATTCCGATGCCTCTGGAAACGTTTCTGGAAACTACAGTGCGCGTCAGTGTCTCGCGTGGTCGCCGCAATCTGTAAATATTGCAAGCGAGGAATGCTGGGTTTGGGGCGGCTTCCGTGGCGCAAACCTTGCCTCAATCTTTTCTGGTTGCGAAAACGAAAGCAATGCAAACATCTCCTCTCGCCGCTCTTATGCCAGCGGTCGCCATTCGGCCAACATCTCCTCTGTCGATAGCTATGCAGGGCGCGGCGGCGGCGCGCGGTTTACCGTCACGACGACGGGCGGTGTTGTCACTGGTATCACAATCAATGCTGCTGGTTCTGGCTATGATGTGCTGGACGCAATTACAATTCGAGATCGTTCTGGCCTTGGTGCTGGAGCGACTGCCGAAGTCGCCTCTGTTGATGGGACAGGTGGCATTACTGGTATTACGCTAACGGCTGGCGGCAGCAATTACAGCACGCGGGTTGACGCAACCGTTGACAATGGAACTGGTGATTTCTCTGCAACTCTTGCGACAGATCGCGCATTTGTTTCTGGTGAATTGGCCGCATCAATGGCGACAAGCCAATGTGAAATTTCTGGCAACAACGCTGCTGTTATTTCTGCCGCTTCAGCAACCGCTTCGGGTGACAAGGCGATTGTCATTGCGGACCAAAACAGCATCGCATCTGGTGATAGGGCTGTCGTCCTTGGCGGCTCTGGGTCTACATCTTCTGGCATTCTTTCCGTAGCAATCGCCGCAAACATTTGCGAGGCAACTGCGGATGGTGCGGTGGTTTTTGGCCGACGCACGATCAACAATTTTGAGCGGAGTATTGCCTTTGGTGACAATGCGAGTGGGGCGGCTAGCACAGCAAATCGCAAGTTTCATCTGTTTGCCAATGGCGACATGAGCATTGCTGGAACGCTGACACAAAGCGCGATCTTCACAGACTATGCAGAGTATTTTGAGAACGCAGCTTCTGGCGTGATTGCTCTCGGAACTCTGATGGCTTTGGATGGTCGCAAGGTGCGCCAAGCAGAAGCTGGCGACCATATACTTGGGGTTGTTTCTGCGACGGCATCTGTGGCCGCTGGCGACAGCCCGTTTTCATGGTCAAAGCGGTATCTGACCGGCGAGTTCGGAGAGATGCTCTATCACGACATCCCCGATCCAGACTGGCCTGAGTTCGTCCATGATCCGACTTGGGTCAAGGGTGATGACGATCTTGAGGCCAATCGACCGATGGTTCGCAATCAGGTTCCAGCGCCACTTATTTCTGTGCCGATGGAAAACCCTGACTATGACGCGACCCGCGAGAACGTGCCTCGCTCAAAGCGCCCAGACGAGTGGACCTGCGTGGGCCTCCTTGGTCAGGTTCACGTCCGCGTCGGCGCTGATGTTGCTGTTGGCGACTGGGTATCCGCAAACGGTAATGCATCTAAAACGCAAACGAACCTTCGTTGCATGGAAATTAAAAGTTCGTATGATGCATCCAAAAGGTACGCTGTGGCTTTTTGCCTTCTGAAGTGACATAATCCACAAAACGCTGTATGGTAACCTAAAGTTTCAGAGACAGGACCGATCTGATGGCAAACGTACAAATCCCCAATCTTCCCGCCGTTGCGGCCTTGTCTGGGGCCGAACTGTTTGAGGGCGTACAGGCTGGCACATCTGTCAAGATCAGCTTGTCTCAGGTCATAGCGGCAACTAGGGGCGGAACACCCACGACAATCCCCATCCCAGTCAGCTTGGGTGGTACGGGTGCGTCCACCCTGACTGGATACGTCAAGGGCAGCGGAACCACCCCATTCACGGGATCGGCAACCATCCCAAATACAGACATCACGGGCTTAGGCACGATGTCCACGCAGAACGCAAACGCTGTGGCCATTACAGGTGGTTCCATCACAGGCATCACCGACCTCGCAGTAGCTGATGGCGGTACGGGAGCATCGACCCTGACTGGCTATGTCAAGGGAAGCGGCACCTCGCCGCTCACAGCGTCCGCAACCATCCCAAACACTGACATCACTGGACTTGGTACGATGTCCACCCAGAACGCAAACGCTGTAGCCATCACGGGTGGCTCAATCACGGGGATCACCGATCTTGCCGTGGCCGATGGTGGTACGGGAGCATCTGATGCCGCTGGCGCAAGGACAAACCTCGGCCTTGGCACGATGTCCACGCAGAACGCAAACGCTGTAGCCATCACGGGCGGTACAATCAATGGTACAACCATTGGTGGAACTACTGCATCTAGCATCGCGGGGACTACAGGTACTTTCTCTGGTGTTGTAAGTGTAACTGCAAACTCCACAACAGATGCTTTCCGCATCACCCAAACTGGAACAGGAAATGCTCTGGTCGTAGAAGATAGCGCAAACCCAGATAGTTCGCCTTTCACAATAGATGCTGCAGGTATTATGCTTGTGGGATTAACCTCAAACCAAGAAGCTAACTTGGCGACAAATGCCAAAGTACAAATTTTCGGTAGTACAGCACCTCTTGCACTATATCGAGATGCTGACTCTAGCACAGCTATTAACTTAGAGTTTGCTAAGCGCCGCGCTACAGGTGGCATACTCGCAAACAATGATGTTATTGGTAGACTCTACTTTTCAGGTAATGATGGGGTTGCAGCTATTCCCGCAGCTTTTATTGATGCTGCTGTAGACGGCACACCAAGCGTAAATGATATGCCTGGTCGTCTGGTCTTTAGCACTACGCTTGACGGAGCGGCTGCGCCCACTGAGCGGATGAGAATTACCAACGCAGGCAGGTTGGGAATTGGGACGGTCAGCCCCTCCACTTTACTTGATGTCGCTGGCACAGCAAACGCCACAAACATGACCCGTGGCGGATCACAGGTTTACTCCCGCGACAACATCCTTGCCACGGTGTCGCAGTCCGCTGGCGTACCCACTGGCGGCATCATTGAGCGCGGATCAAGCGCCAATGGTGAATACGTAAGATACGCAGATGGAACTATGATTTGCGTTATTTATGCAGCGGGAACCCAAACGACCTCTACAGCATCAGGTTCCATTTTTAGAGCCACAAACGCTAGTACATGGACATTTCCGTCAACTTTTGCTGTTGCCCCAGCGGTATCTGGGATGGCGGAAGAAAATAACACTAGGTGGGTAGCCTTTGACCTTCCCACCACCACTGCTGTAGCGTTCAGGCATCTTAATAGTTTAACCTCAGCGGTTGCCGTGAATACAAGGTTGATGGCAATTGGCAGATGGTTCTAAGGAGATAAAACATGAAAATTTCTCTATCACCCCAGCGCCGTGATGACGCCCTGAATGTCTCAAAGATCGGGGACGCACTGACAATAAATGGCGTGAAGTATGACTTCTCTGTCGTTCCTGACGGCGCTTTACTCCCGCAGGATGCTGTTGATTGCACTTGGCTCGCGTCAGACGTGGAGCGCATTGATGGCTCTTTGCATCTGACCCTCATATTGCCGCATGGCGAGGCGGCATCCGAAGCCGCCCGCTTTCCAGCACCCCTTATCAACCCCACAGACGGCCCATTGGAGTTGCCTCAATGATTGACCTGTCGAAGCTAAAGACCGCCGAGCAGAGAGCCGCCGAGGCTTTTGATGCTGAGTACAGCCAGCAGGAAGCATTGCGTCAGATCGCTTACCAAAAAGAGGCAGACCCAATCTTTTTCCAGTATCAGCGGGGTACGCAAACCAAATCCGTGTGGCTCGCCAAGGTTGATGAGATCAAGGCCCGCTACCCGTATCCAGAGAAGTGAGGGCCTGACGATGGACGTTTTTGAGTTTCTTATGAAGTGGGCGGTTGCTCCAGTGGCTGCTATTGTTTTTTCAATGTACACTCGTCAACAGTCACACGCCACTGACATTGCCGTGTTAAAAGCCACAGCAACAGCCAACAAAGAAGCTCACGACCGAGAGTTCAAGCAGATACAGGACAGCTTCAAGGCTGTCTTTCTTAAATTGGATGACATTGAAAGGGCATTACGCAAATGACACGCACATTTGGATCGCGCAGCACGAAGAACATGAATGGTATCCACCCCGATTTGCGCCTTGTTTTGGATAAGGCGTTGCAGGACAGCCCGCTTGACTTCGTCGTAATTGAAGGTCTTCGCACTAAGGAGCGCCAACAACAGCTTGTCGCCAGTGGCGCATCCCAGATACTGAATAGCCGCCACATCACAGGTCACGCAGTTGACCTTCTGCCCATCGGGCTTGACGGGAAACCTGCGTTTGACTGGCCGCTGTACAACCAGCTTGGCCCCGCCGTAAAGAAGGCTGCCGCCGACTTGGGTATCGAACTCAACTGGGGTGGAGACTGGAAGAAGTTTAAGGACGGGCCGCACTTCGAACTTGACCGCGCGGCATACCCTGTGGGCGAGTGGGAAACCAAGGCCAAGGCACCCGAAGATCGCACCAGTGCCGCGCAGTCCACCACCGTGCAGGCGTCCGCTGTTCAGATCGTATCGGGTGCGGGCGCGGGCATTGCAGCCGTTGGCTCGCTGGATGGCACCGCCCAGATCGTGGCATTGGCATTTGCTGGAGTGATGGTACTTGCTGCCCTGTGGATCATGCGTGAGCGCCTCCGCAAGTGGGCAGATGGTGACCGCTGATGTTTGGATGGATAAAACGTGCCGCGATGTGGTTTGCAGGGCTTTCTGCCCTCCTGTTTGCGGCGTGGATGGCTGGGCGGCGTGATCAGCGCCAGCAGTCTGCTGTTACATATATAAAAACCCGAAAGGAAATTGATGATGTCGAGAGCAATATTAGTGATGACCCTGCTGTCCTTCGTGAGTGGTTGCGCCAGCGTGGTAAGCAGTAACGCAATCTGTGATGGAACAGATGCCGCGCGGACAAAGCATGCCGCCTCGCTGGCCGAGGATGGCGGCGACAAGTCCGTTGTGACTGGCGCGCTCTTGATCTCCATGATTGATGGCGCTTGCAAATGAACCGATCTCAAGTTCTTGATGCGGCAAAACAGGCCATAACCAAAGACCGCGATGCCACCCACGGCAACATGGAGGACAACTTTGATACGATTGCAAAGTATTGGTCTATCCACTTGGACATCCCGATCACAAAGGATGACGTTGCCGTGATGATGGCCTTGCTGAAGGCTGCGAGGATCAAGTCAAATCCAAGCCACGCCGACAACTGGGTAGATGGCGTTGGGTATTTTGCCTGTGGCGGTGAGATCGCAACGTCTATTGGATAAGTGGCGGATTTAGTCTATAGTGCCTGAAAACGTAAGGTGACCTCATGGTTGGACTGACATACGCAACGTACAAGACGCAGATCGCGCAGATGGCCGTGGTTGAGGAGGATGATGTCAACTTTCTGGCAATCCTTCCCTCAATGATCGACTATGCAACTTTGCGAATCAACCGCGATCTTGACCTGTTGATCACATCGGCATCCCTATCTGGCGCTGGATATAAACTGACGGCAGGAAATAGAAACCTGTCTTTCAGTCAGAACCTTCCAGATGGATCGTACTTTGTTGTCAGCGAGCAGATCAACCTAATCACCCCCGCTGGTCAAACTGACCCAGATGCAGGCACCCGCACTCCACTCCTGCCCGCGACAAAGGAGTTTTTGGATGCCGTGTTTGGGTCTTCCATCGTTGATAACAGGGCGCAGCCAAAGTATTTTGCGCCGTTCAACGATACCTTGTTTCTTGTGGGGCCAGTGCCTGACGAAGAATACTACGTTGAAGTGGTGGGTACGGTTCGCCCTGCGCCGCTGTCAGAAGGTGTACCAGTTACATTCATCAGCCAGTATCTGCCAGACCTTCTGATTATGGCATCCATGATCTACATCTCTGCCTATCAGCGCAACTTTGGCAGGCAGTCCGATGATCCCCAAATGGCGCAGAGCTACGAAAGCCAGTACGGCATGCTGCTCAAGTCCGCGATGGTAGAGGAAGCGCGCAAGAAGTACGAGGGTGCTGCGTGGTCATCACAAGCGCCTGCCCCTGTCGCATCACCAACGCGAGGCTGATAAATGCCACACGCAAGCCTCAAGCTGATACCAGGTGTTGACCAGAACAGGACACCCGCCCTGAACGAGGCGGCTATTTCTGAGAGCAATTTGATCAGGTTCGTTCCAGATCGACAGGGCCTTGGCCTTCCGCAAAAGCTTGGCGGATGGACGCAGTTTGTCAGCAACGAACAGTCATCGGTTGTGCGCGCGCTGCACTCTTGGGCTGACATAAATGGCGAGCCGTACTTGGCAATTGGAGACGAGGACAGCCTAAACATTGCAACCGCTGATGGCTCTTCATCTGAAATATCTCCGCAATTCTACACGTACAATTTGCCAGTTTCCGTTGATACAGTGAGTGGCTCCGCAACTGTCACCATTGATGACACCAATTCCAATATATCGTCATACGATGGCGTAAACATCCTGACCCCAATCAGCGTGGGTGGAATCATCCTGTCTGGATATTATCCACCAATCGCTTTGAATCCTAACTCTTATCAAGTTGTCGCTCGAAACATCATTGGATTGACAACACCAGCCACAGCAACTGTCAACAACAGCGGTGCAGTGCCTGTGTTTGACACCACAAGTGGCCAGATCAATATTAAGGTGACTCTGGCAGACCACGGGTACACTGCAGG